TAACTAATGATACGTCAATAGATGGAAACGTTGTTAATCCTTCGCAGCCAAACCACGCACCTTTGGCGTTGGTAGCTACTGGCAGATCAATAGCAGGAAAGGCTGTTAGCCCTTCACAGCCATACCAAGAGTTCAATACACTAATTGTTAAAGGTAGCTCAATTAATGGAAACGCTGTCAGCCCAGAACAACCCCGCCATGCGTAAGCAACAGTTAGTGCTGCTGTTGTGTCTATCAGGGGAAATTCTGTTAGCCCACTACAGCCAAACCATGCAAAGGTAAATTCCGTTACATTTGAAGAATCATCTACGTCAAAGGACAGCAGCTCTATCTTCGATATGCACATCTGATCCATACTTGTCAGTGTGCTACTCTGCGTAATGTCGAGACTGGTAAATGTATTTGTTTCAAGTCTGAACCATGAAACAGGATTTATGCTTCTTACCCTTATTGCACCTGATCCAAGAGCGACAACTGAATCACTATTACCAGCAACATATGGTACAAATATTCCATCACCCCAGTCTACTTCGTAATCTTCATTACAATAAACAGTATTGCTAGTTACTAAATCTAATGATTGTAATTCGGCAAAGAACTGAACCTTTGCAACAGCAATAGCATGTACACTTGATCCAGATGGAATAAAACCACATTCTAATTTTTTGCGTACCTTAAATGGGAGAACCGGACCATTAGTTGTTCCATAAGGATTAGTTGCAGTAAACTGAACATTATAATCACCAGCGCTACCTACTGCAAGTGTTCCAGTTAATTGAGTAAATAGATCACCAAGAGATTCATAACTTAAGTTATTAGGCTCATCACCAATACTTGCTCCGACGGTTATGCCTTGTCCTGACGGCCAATTGACGTATAAAACTCCTACACCAAGAAAATCACCTTCAAATCTATTTGGATGGTTATCCACTGTATATATTGGCTTTATACCAATATCAGGTTCATGCAGTGAATTACCTGAAGGTATGAAACCTAAGTCTATATTTTGACTAGCGGCAGGTTTATTAACGGTAATGCTTGGTATTGCTGCTGGCTCAGATTCCCACGTAATTCTTACTAAATCAATAATGCGTAATTCAATAATTTCACCATTAGATACTTCTGCATCAATAATGGTGAATGCATAAACTACATTTGAATATTCACTTTGAAAACGAGTGTTGTCAGTAGCTCGACCATCTGTTTCATCTTGACCTACATGCCCTGCTTGCCATGTATTAGGTCCGGGAATACGATCAGTACAGTCTCCTGTTTCATCAAGTCCACTTGTAGGCGCAGACTGTACAACCAGACTGGTTGCATTAACGTCTAGCCATACATTAGCCCCACTTACATGACGATATTGAAGTTGTACATCAGAATCAGACCAGTTATTGCCACCTAACTCAGCAATGACCTGACGAAAGTGGTATATAGTATCTACTTCAAGCTCAGGATCTTCTACGATATTGCCAAACTGAACAGCGGCAGTCTCACTACCGTCACTGTAGAAAGCCCAATCACCTGTTGCAATGGTTGGGTCACCGGCAGCTAAAGCTATAGGACCGTCATATTCATAACCTTCATCAGACACGTGAACATATTGATTGAGATTTTCATCCCATTCAAGATGCCCTTTGGTTGTTATAAAGATTTTTTTAGACATAACGTTTAGCTTTATCGAATATGTCCCAGTAAGATTTGTTGTCTATTGTGCGACCGACAATAAACTTTTTGATTGATTTAGGTTTATTAACAAGATGGTCAACGACACCCATCATATCAAGGACTATCCAATGCGTACCTGTGAACGCATAGTAATCTTTTTGCGATAGGATGTGGTTGCGACCGTCAGCCTTTTCTTGAACTATACATATAACACCAAATGGTGTTATATGATGATAAAATAGTTCACTGCCTTTTAGCTCGCTCCCATCATCATAGAAGATGATGAAATCAGACACATCTTTTTACAGAGTGAACAAGCCTAAAGCATCATACACGACAACAATGTCGCCGCCATTAGGTGTAACTGGACTGAAACCATCGTGGAAACAGATCAATGTGTCATCAGTAAGCACACCAGCAGTAGAAAGATAATGCACAAGTGAATCTACGTCATTTGTAAGTAGATCGACGCCAACAAAAGTAATGTCGTCTGCATCAAATGCACCATCTACAATAGCTTTACCAGTAGACAATACAATTGCTGGTTCAGAGTTATAACATATATCTTTTGTGTATGCTCCAACATCGTCGTATGTACCATGCGTATCTGCTTCAGAGTAATCATTACCATTGGTGATAGCACCACGAATTTCATTAGTGTCAAGATCAGGGCGATCGCCTACAGCAGCATCTTTACCGAGACAATGATCCAAAAAGTTATTATATAGAAAAGAAGCCATTATATTTTACCTTGTCATATATTGAGGTTGAGGTTTTTCACGAACTGTTGCATCAATTGTTTCTAATGCAACCCCATGAACTTTTTCATGATTATCCATTGATGATTTTACTCTATCAACGATAAACATAGCTGTGTTTTGATCTTTAACTTCAAGAAAAGCCAATCTTAATACTGTTTCATCTTTCCAATCTTCAGTAATCGCAAGCTTTGTGTTAGGTGATCCTATTTGCAATTTAAACTTTATAAAATCACTAACCTTTCCTTGAACTACTGCATTAACAGTATTGCCAAAAATTATAGCATCCTTTGCTGTTTTAAATCCACGGATAGTATATCTTACTACCCTTTTGTTTCTTCTTGTTGAAGCTGCTTCAGCGCCCATAATAATCTCCTGCGATTAATTTGGCTTTATTTTTTTGCTTCTTTTTGTTTGATCTTTGCGTAAAGTTCACGACCATGCTTAATTAATTCAGCAGGTGTCGGATCTTTCTTTACAACTTCAGAATCAACTGATTTATCTTGATCCTGTTTTTTAATTGGATTAGGAGCTTTTCTGTTTTCTACATTCTTTGGGGCTTCTGCCATGACTATACCTTTTGGCTAATTAAATTAAAATGATAGCAGGATAATTCCTGCTACCATTTGATATGGTTAAGATTAACCGTTAGTGCGTAGGAATGCTAATGGGATATTCTTGCGTTCTGAATATACACGTTCCCATTTAGGACCGTCCAAAAGATGAGCACGACTAGCAGAGACACCTTGTGTAAGAGCGCCTTCTGCACCTGCTGTAGCAGAGTTATATGCAAAACCTTGAGGATGGATAATCTCATTGAAGCGATAATGCAAAATATCTTGACCACCACCATTACCAACTGATGCTTTACGTTCCAGCTCTGAAGCTGTCATTGCAGCAGTAGTACCGTATCCAAATGCACCTTCGCCAAACAGGATTGAAGTGTAAACAAAACCTGAAGTAGTACCAACGCGAACAGGCATACCATCATCAACCAAAACACGCAAACCAAGATAAGTTGGTATGTTTACTTCACCACGTGCATTTGGAATGAAGTCAATAAGGTTGAGTTTTTGCAGAGTGGTATAAACTACAGAGTGGATAGCAATTGCACGAATCTTACCAGCATGATCACCAAGAGTTGCCATCGCATCAATAACTGCATCAGCAGAAATCACTTTAGTAGCATCAGGAGTTGCGCCAACTTCAAGAGTAGGTACATCAACGATCATATCAGAAGAGTCGGTAGTGATATTATCAGCCATTACACCTAGAGCAGAACTGATTAAACGATTCTGACTGTTTACAGCCCAGTAATGACCAATACGATTTGTGATAGCACCCAGTGGATCTTCAAGAGCTAACTGACGAGCAAGATCCATTGTAGACCAAGATTTATGCTGATTGGCAAGACGGTAAATCTGAGTTGCGCTATCGATCTTAGCTGGATCTGATACATCAGTTGGATCATCTGTGGTGTAATCAGGTTCATCGTTTACAAGAGGATTGAAGTTTGGTAACTCACCAACCATACCACCAACTTCAACCATTGTATCAATTCGTGGATCACGAACAAGAATGCCTGAAGTTAAAAGGTTGTTAAGTTCTATAGCAGATTCTTGAACTGCGGCATTGAATGCGGTTGGTTCATAGATGTCTGCGAGTTGTACAAATTCTGCGGCCATTATTTTCTCCGAAAAGAGTTAGTTTTAATTGACTCTTGGAGAAAATTCACCGAGAGTATAAAATGCTTATTATACACTCAGCCAAACTGGGTGACGTATTTGCCAAACAAATACTATAGGATGTGATCTATTAGTTACTGATATTAATACGTTATACTCTAAATGTCAATAGCTAATTGCAGTATAGGCAAAAATAATTCACCTATACTGCTACCATTATGCTGCAATTCCTGCTGCTTTTCTCATTTGTGCTGCTAGCGTTGGATTATCCTTATTCATTTTTGCTTGTGCTGTTATGTTTTTAGTATCAGCCTTCCACGGATTGATACCAGAACCACCTTTACCACCAGCATTAGGATTACCGCCACCACCAGCATTTTGTTCTGGGAATGCTGCTGCAAACTTTTCATTTGCTTTCATTTCAGCTACCAAGTCTTTGACACCGAATGGAGTTGTAGCATCATCTTTCAATCTCTGGTTTCCTTCACCATCGACAACCTGAGTTGAATACTTACCATCTTCGCCTTGAACAGTTTTGATTTGTTTCAGCATGTGTGGAAGCAAGAAAAATGAATTACCTTCTTCTAACTCAATCGCTTTGATAGATGCATTCTCAATTAGCTCAACGTCAAGTGCAGACTGTAAACCATTGATGAGATTGTCTTTTTCGCCAACCATATCATCATAAGTTTTCTTGTTCGTATCAACCATCTTAAGTTTTAGAGCTTCCCACTGACCTTTTCCTTCTAGTTCCTGATCTTCAAGTTCTTTTTTCTTCTTATCGAACTCTTTCTTTTCCTTTGTGTATTTGGTATAGCCATCCGCATCATAATCTTCAGGTAATTGAGTACCTTTCAGCTTTTTGATCTGATCAAGATTTTTCTGCTGATTTGTTTTAAGACCTTTCGTCTCTTTATCTACCAAATCAGTAGCTTCTTGGTTTATAATGTCAAGTTGTTTTTGTGCATCTTCTTTAGTCGTGCCGTCAGGCATGATCTTCATCATTGTTTCTAACTTCATGGTGTATCCCCTGTGTTGTTAAACTATTCTGTTGCTAATGGATTTTGGGTTCCGTTTCCAGTTTCTAAACTACTTCCTTTCGTATCTTTTTCTTGCTGACCAGCTCCACTTAATTTAGCAGCTTTTTCCGCTGATTTAGCCGCCATTTCTGCTAATCCTTTTGCATTTTCTGCATCAACCTCTTCTTTAAAGAACGGAGGCGGATTCTTTTTAATAGCTGCAAGCTCATCATCAAATGTTCTATTAGCCTTAATCAACTCTCCTTCTTTCATTTTATCGAATACAGTCTCATGACTTATAACTCCATCTAACCATGATTTGACAAGTGCTATCTGAGCATTCGGCTCCATGTCAACCTTGATAAAGTCATCATTCAGCTTGTAATTAAACTCTTTCGTTGTTGTTACTTTAGACCAGTCTAAATAAACCTCAAGCGAATCTTGAATCTGACCTGATGTATTTTTCACCATTGTTGAAATCAATGATGTTTGTTGGCCTGTTCTTACCAATACAGAAGTTGCTGTTTCTCTTGACACCCCTTCTTTCTTAAGAATCTGAGCGCCAGTTGTAGCCATGATGTATAGCAGATTTTCTATGAAATCCTGATGCGCTCTTGCAGAACTACCAGTGAACTCCAACATTCCAACTTTAGCATCTGGATTTTCAATGTGCCATACTTTAGACGGGCCAATTGTAGTAGGAGCTTCATCTGAATCACAACCAGTAGTCCACGGTGTTGGCAATGCAGTCCAGTGAAGCATGTAAACCTGATCTACAGTTCTCTGGAATACTGATACGTTCATATCTGAAATATCTTGTATCAGACTTTTTTCTACTGTAAAGTTGTTGCTTTCAACGCCATGAATTTTAATTGGTATTGAATCAAAATATTTTGTATTCTTGATCGGGAAGTTTTCAGACTTCAAGACCATCTTTTCACTAGCAGTACCTTTAAGCACGTCTTTTACAGTTACAGTTAAAAAGATTCTTACCCTGTAGTTAAATTTGTTTTTATTTTTTGGATTTGGTGCTAAATCAAGAACTGTGTATTGATCTTTTATGACTGAATCAAATTCATTATCGTCATCTGCAATCTCAATAGTTTCTTTAAAAATAAACTGTTCAAACTTTGGATAGCCGTCATCTGAATTAGTTCTGAATGTTACAAATTGTTCTGGTTTTATAAATCTTAGAAATGGACGATTAAGCTGTTTAGAGTAATCGTTCATTGTACCACAAAATCCATTTTCCATAACATTCTTTACGATGACTTCAGAATACTTATCTAATGAGTTTCCGAGCAAATCAACATTCTTGTTTTGTTCAATCATCTTATCATCAAATTCAACGCCTTCAAGGATAGGAGATTTTGCAAAGACTGTTCCAACAAACCCATCTACAACTCTTGGGTATAAGATATACACCGGAGCCATTTCAACCATAGCTTTATATTGAGGATCGTCTTGTTCACTAAGTTTGGAAATGTAATTTTCCTTGTTAGTCATTATAGCTTCACGGCCACCACGAAAATCTGAATTTTGCAGAAGAACTTTCTGCATATTTGTAACAGCAGCATTCATCTGAGGAACGTCAAACATTTTCTCGTCTGCCATGATTATTGCCTATTTATTGTCGTTTGTTTGATGGGAAAATAAGATTATAGACTAACATAATATGTAAAATAATGCAAGAGTTATAATCCCTTGACGTCCTTGCTTTTGATTTGTTTACGGGTAATTGGATATTTTCTATGAATGAAATAACCGAAACTATCATTAACATCATCAATAGATGACCCAGCAATTTTCTCAGGCAATTCAGTATTCTTATTATATACTTGTTGTTCTAATGCTTCCGCTAATTTAGGGCATAACCTGTGGTTGACTCTAATCAAATGAGTTTGCAATCCTGAGTTTACACTTTGTACTCTCTCAAGAATACGAGGATTCTTATTAGGGTATTTACAATGGAAACCTGCTCTTTTGAGTAGGCTTATATCACTTGTTGTAAATCCTTTTGAGCTTGTATTTTTACCGGATGCATCAGGATAACAATACACTGGCGATCTAGGGTATTTATTTTTTATTACCTGTATCATTTCAGGAGTATCAACTATTCCATGTAAATGATGGACTGCGTGAAAAGAATTATACCCTTCATATTGAAATAATGGATTATTTAGGAATACTGGTTCTCTCTCTACAAACACAACACCATTCATATTCATGACGTTAAAGTCTAATGAAATGTGAATTACCTCACCATCACGATAGATTGCATCACTGTCACACTCATCCCTGTCATAAGATTTATAGACTGCACCGACTGACATATTAACAAACTTTCCGTTAATATATGCATCAACAAGCTCAGGCGGATAAATTTGTTTCAGGTTGTCATAATAGTCTTTAGGTAGATATGTATTCTCATAGCCACTAGCCTGTATTAGAGTGTAGTTAGCTGGTGGATTATTCACAGGGTCAAACAGCTTGTAAAGTAGCCTGTAGCCTTCTGGTGTTGAGCCTACTATCATTTGGTTGACTAATTCTACCTCTTCACCACTGTCATCTAGTTTTATTCTAGTTTTTACTTCTCCGTCATGATCATATTGTTCAAACTCATTGACTTTCTTTCTGGCACGAGCTAATGCCTTAATCCAGACCTGCCAAGCTTTCTCGTGAGGTAGTGTATCTAACTCATCCAGTAAGACAGCAAAGACATTCATACCAACGATCGACTCGGGATTATCCATTGACTTCAAAATAACACGGCCAAAACAGACAAAAAATATTTCTCCTGTCGTTTTGTTTATTC